GCTCGATTTTTGTGCCATAGCCAATGGGGATACATATTCAATATCTACATCTCTTCCCTGTATTAACGCTGGTGCTGGTTGCAACATATCGGCTCGTAGCATGAGCGCAAACACACGGTCTATCAATGGACGTAGCATTTCATTCATTAATCTTCCAAGAACAGGGCCAATCACTCGCATCCGCTCTTCCTGTCTTTGTATGACTTCGGTCGCTGTCATGTTCGGAGAACCACCAACCAATATCTGGTCTACATAAAACGCAGAGCGAATCGCCTGTCTTCGTTGTTCTTCCATACTCAAACCCACATTGGTATTGCTTCCTGTATTCAATGGAGTAATTGTATCTCGTGTGCCTGAACGGTAGAAATTCAAACCACCAGGCTGTGTTCTTACAGGCAACATAAACCCATCATCAGGAACAAGCAAAGGGGGGTCGATTTGTTTTTGCGCTGCCTGAATGATTGTTTTGCTCATCAGGTTTAACATTTTTACATCTGGTAATGCCGTCATCGCAGGAGATCGCCCCATGATTTCACCTGTGCTTTTAAGGAACCTGGGTACGATGAACGGCATTTCTTCAAAGCCACCTTCGGATAATATCATCTGTGTTTTATTGCACACATAGACCGAAGCAAATGGCATATTCACATTATCTCGTTTAGTAATATCTCGTGTCATACGAGGGGTTACAATATGTAATATCTCAACGGGTTCTTCTGGATTCTTTTTGAATACCTTTGCAATATGCTCTCCGACATTCTCTTCACCAAATCTCTGCACCGCTGCTTTGGCAGAGGATTCATATTTTCGATACACGGTATCCACCATACCATGCAAATCTTCTTGTATGTAAAACTCGGAGATATGCCGTGTAGAACAACGAAGCTGATTGTCTTCCCCCATTTCGATAAACATACAGCCTGTGCCAAACACAACTAAATCGACATATAACTCATGTACTTCAGTCTCAAAGTTTGATTGATTGAACAATCGCATCATTCGCATAGATGTGTCTTGCAACCATTCTCGTACATCATCATCACGATTTATATCGGTTTCTTTTACATCCAGATGAAACCAGGGCGATGCGCCGCTTGTCAGCATACCATGCAGAGACGATGCTAATAAATCAACCGCTTGCAATGCTGTGCCATCGAATATCTGTTCCATGCGCTTTTCGCCTTTGGAACGCTTTTTAACAATCTCTGCTTTTCTGGGAAGCATAAAGTCAGCGAGTTCCTGATAGTGCGTGTTCCATGTATCACGCTGGTCTTCTACATAATCAAACCGCTTGAGTAATGCTTTTAGCTCTTCATCAATCATTTTATCATTGTCTTACTAGTGCCAGATTGCTGACCTAGTAATCCTGCCACAATGGTAGAACCTCTGCCAACACGTCCTGCTCGTTGTCTTCTTACCCCTTCTTCAGCAAGTGCTGCGCCTAGTTCCATATCTGGCTCTGGTGGTGGGGGAGGAGGAGGCGGTGGTGGCGGCATACGAGGTGGACTTAAAAAACTCATTTACTTTCTCCTTACATGGCAAAAGGATTATATTCATTGACAGCAACAGTTTGTGGTGGTCGTACCATTCGTGTTCTTTGCTCTAGCCCAGTTGCCAGATATCGAAACGCATCGGCTGCATGGGATGTGTAGTCATGTCGTGGATGGTCACGAAACACTTTCTTCTTATCATCCCACTCTTGTCGGTACTGTCGTAACATATCTACACCATCCTGTGTTTTATCTCTATCAAAAAAACACTTCGGTAGCAACATCCTTGTTGCATTGATACCATCTGCTACTTTCATGCGAGGTACTACCTTGAACCTGATACCCAGCGATAAAGCCGTTTCCAGACGCGATTTGCCCGACCCAAGTTCTCTGACTTCAATGTCGTGTGGTGCGAGATGGTCACCGTATACGAAGTCTTTCCTGTTAAGAACTTCCGCATAGTGGTCGAGGCCCACTCCACTGTTCTCGTAATAATCAATAATATGTATCGCACCGCCACGATACGTCTGAGCAAACCAAATAGCAGTCGCATCATTTACTCCTAAATCCCATGCTGTATGTACTGGCATTGAAGGGTCATAGGGTACTTTTGTAATCCTATCACTCTCTTCTGCCTCTGCAATTAACTTTCCATAATACGCACCAATAATACTGGCTGTAAAGGAACATTCGTATTCTTGCTCATACTGCTCTTCTGTCATTTGCTGTTTGGCAGCTTTTAACTCTTCTTCCTTTACAATACCACTCTGCGAAGCCTTCACCGTCTTCCAATACCACTTGTCCGAGCCTTCTTCACATTCATTCTTTGCCTGTTGCAGTAAATCAAAAAAATGATTATGCCCAGCAGGAGTTCCCAAAAATACAGCTGCCCCCTCTCTATCAGATAAGGCTGGTCGTACTACTTCCCCCCATACTCTAGGATTCTGCATTCCATATTCATCAAAGATAGCCAAGTCCAGATAAATTCCTCTCAGGGCATCTGGATTCTCGGCAGACAATAACATCAGTCTTGCACCGTTGGGAAAATCAACCCTTAACTCCGTTTCATTAAAGGCTACGCCTGGTATTACACTGGCATAATATTTTACATAATCCCACGCAATTCTCTTAGCTTGCGTAAAGGTAGGGGCAATAAAAGCTACTCTTGGTCTGGGCAACGGACAGGTCAAACATTCCTTAATTAAATGATTAACTGCAAAAACAGTCTTGCCAAAACGTCTGTGCATGACTAGAACATTCCAGCGTCTCAGGCTGTTATGCATTTCAGCTTGAGATGCACGAGGTTTATACGGTATCGTTACCTGTGCCATCTGTCATCCAAGCAATGTTAATCTCGGTATCTCCATTCTTCAACTGCATCATGGCTTTTGAAGTATCACCAAACTCTTCTGGATTACACTTAGACTCCAACCATCTACTATGCACACCCATCTCTTTCAAAGCTATCACATCCACTTTAGCCGTACCAACCACCGCACCAACCAGTAACTTCTCATAATCACTTCTAAACTCAGAAGAAAAGCTACTCCTAGCTAACTGATACGCATCCTTTATATCCTGATTATCATTCAAGTATTTATAAAACGTAACTCTGCTTATACCCATACCCTTGCATATATCACTTACGCTTATACCATCGGATACCATCTTTAGTATCACATCTTCCTTCTTAGCTAACTTTCTCTTACGCATACTTACTCCTGTGCGTGTGTGGGATAGTATTGATTAACACATATACAGAGCGGTGGCGCGTGTCGGGGTACATGGCTATATAATATACCCCCGTATACACAAGCTCAAGCTATTGCAATGCGATTGCGTGTAATATTGTAAGCTTTTTATGTGAATAAAAATATAAAAATCCTAATTGCAAAACCTAAAAATCTAAGCATAGCAACAAGCAATGTATATATGCTTCTTATACTATACTTATAGTAAATATCAGATTTATTGTTGACACACAATATATATAGCTAATTATTATTAATGTAAAAATATTTTGCATATAGTATTGACATTATGTAAACAAGCATTATTATCATGTATAATAACTTGACAATGAAAGGTAAAAACAATGAATGCAATGTTACCAAAACAAGTCCACATTTCAAAACTAACAGGCAAGCTATTAGGCTTCCAGTCTGTTAGTAATAACACAACAACAAATAAATATTGTTACGACCGTTACACACAAGCCAAGATTAAGAACGAAAAGGCTGGTAAAGTGGTTGATATTTGCGGTGTATGTTATAGCCAATCTATGCTTAATGGTATGCGTAAGAGCATGAAGCCTGCATTAGATAGAAACGAGTTTTTAGCAGAACGAATCTTAAATGCTAATGAATTACCAACAATACTTGCGGCCTTTCACCGATTTCATGCTCACGGTGAATTGTTAACCGAATTAATTAATCCAGAAACGGGCAAGACTATAAAAAAGTTTGATAGGTTTACGCATATAGAGAATTTATGCAGAATTGCAGAACATAATCCACATTGTAATTTTGCTTTGTGGACTAAAAGAACGGATATTATTAAACCGTTTTTTAATCAACGTAAAAAGCCTGGCAATCTAATTCTTATCTATAGCAATCCAAAAACAAACCATATCTTGCAGAAAGTACCGCAACATTTTGACCGCACGTTTAACAATGTTGAGGCCGATAAGTTTACAGATAAGCAAAACTGTACAGGCCAAAAATGTATAGACTGTATGCTATGCTATAAGCCTAATAATGGCGTTGATACCATTGTCGAGAAAATCAAGAAATATTAAAAGAGCGTAAAACAATGAAAATATATAAGGTCTAAAAAACATAACATATTTAAAAAACAAAAAAGCTCAGTGTTTATGATTGCCCTGTTACCTACTAGCAGGGCAACGATAAGCGCTAGAACGTGCTTAAATCGCCAATAACGGCACAATTAAAAAGAAAGGATAAGACAATGTATTATTATCAAATAAATGAAACAGGTATTTCAGAAATATATAAATGGATCTCTGAGAGTATTGAAAAAAATAAAAACATAAAAAATTTAAAAGCAAACGGTATAGCAGAAGAAATACAACAAGATATTCATTTAGAGAATGATTTAGATAACAATTCTGAGTTCAACTGGGAAACTGGTTATAAGGATGGACGAGGTTGCATGATGTTTATTAGTTTTGGTATTGAATGTTTTGATAAAATAGGGGTGAGCTATGAAAGGGTTTAATATATTTATGTCAATAATAGTCATGTTGTTATTTATAGCTTTAATAGATTTTATAATTATCAATTGGTTATTAGGATGCAACACTTGGGATAAATCGTTGTGGACAGAATACAATAGCTGTTTCAATCCTTTTGATTTATTCTAATGGCAACTTATGAAGATGCTAAAAGAGAATACCTGTATTTTGTAAATCAAGATATGGGTATCTCTGCGATAGCTAAGTTATTAGATATTCCAAGAATACAAATTGATAGTCCATTTAGTGAGAGAGAGGGACTTCTGACAGAGGAATATGTAATTAAAGAAATACAAAAACTACTAGAGAAAGGAAACCTAAACAATGATTAAATATTTAAATATTACCACAACA